ATACCTTCTGACATACCGGAATCTGACGGCACTAAAGAACAGACAACTTCCAATTCGGGTGCTGCTAAAAATGGTAATCAGGCTGTTACTACTGATCAAAATGCGTTAACCCTGACTACAGAGTTCAAAGGAATACCAAAAGCTCTAAACATACTCCCAGGAAGAACTGTACTATCGTTTTTATCTGATTACGATAAATGGATAGAGAGCGGTAAGTCTCCGGAAGTAGATCCTCAAGTTTGGATCCCAGAGAAATACTCGAATTGGTTTATTGGTAAAGTTGCGTACAGCTGGGAAAGAGGAGACCTTAGACTTAAAGTAAACGCTTACTTACCTTGGGCATTAGGAGATAATGGCATAACCTCTGTCCCCTCTTGGAATGCTCATAAGGAAGATAAAGGATATGCAGATTACTATGACTATATAAGGTCTGCCGGAGATTTATGTTATAAAACCAATAAAGGAAAGAACTCCTGCGCGGAATGTCTCAAGACCAGGGCTAACCAGCCTCAAAAATCGTCGGGGAGCTCATCTCCTGACCAAGTAAGCAGTAATTTTGCTAGCGGCAAATTTACGTACACAGGTAGCAATCAACAAGCTGTGCAGAGCCTATTAAATGCAGCTGAGGCCGCTGGAGTAAAATCTAATATAGGCCAAGCAGCTATTGTAGGTAACGCACAAAAAGAAAGCTTTAAAAGCCTAGATCCTACTGCCGTAGGAGACAAGGGAACTGCTTTAGGAGTTTTTCAATGGAGACTGGATAGACAAGATAACTTAAGGGCTTTAGGAAACGCTCCTCTATCTAGAGAGCAGCAGATGAGGTGGTTTGTAAAAGAAATGAAGAATTATCCCGGTCTAGTTAATTACTTGAATAGGAATGACATAACGTTAGATCAAGCCGTAAGAGAATTTGGCAGAGTTTACTTAGTGCCCGGCGATCCAGACTATCCCACAAGAACTGAGTATGCTCAAGAAGTTTTAAATAACATGAGATAATGGTTGCTTTTCTTTTACCAATTGCCTCGTTGGCTAGGCTTTTTCTAACCGAAGCAGTTGAGGATGCAAAGAATATAATATCTAAAGATGATAAGCAAAAGGTATTACAGTCTCAATTCCCCGCTGTTAAAGCTTTATTAGCAGAGCAGCTTGCCGAGTCTTATTCTAGCTATGTGAAAGATCTGTCTATAGGGTACATACAAGCAGTTTCAAACTCTCAACTAGAGATAAGTACGCTCAAAGAAGACGATCAAAAGTTAGTTAAGATTGCGGAAAACGCATTAAAAGAGCTCGAGGTATTTCTTGAAGAGCAGGACCAAGACGGCCCTATTATTAGCTATCTAAAGAGAAGATACGAGCAAGAAGGGATACGCCAATTTACAGGAAGGCTATTTGCTGGGCATTATATCAACAAAGACTCAAACGGGGTGTATCAGGTCTATAATCAAATGGCTTATGCTCCTCTTGTAGATAAAAATAAACCCTGGCTAAGTAGTGATACTACAGCCAAGGGCATAGGTGATATGATTGCAGAGAAAGCGGACGAGATATTTCAGCAAGCTTTTGATGTCGATCTGTCTGATATAGAAGCTTAGCCGTAGTATTTAGAACCTTTCTTCAAGTTTTCTTTGGCACTTAGTACTTGGAGAGTAGCGTTCATCATATGATAATCAAAGAAAGCTTCGGCAACTTCAGTGTTCTTTAGGTAACACTTTGTACCTCTACAGTATACATCTACATTTTCTAGGTCTATCTTATAATCTCTGCAGAACTCCTCTACGATATTTTTAAATGCATATCTATGATCGATGTGAAACTCGCCAGCGTTTATACATTGTCCAGATAGAGCACATTTTATCTTGTGCCCCATAGGACCTTGCAACTGGCGTAGTACACTTTTTCTGTAGGATATAATCTGTGGCTCAATGATTTGTCTCATGGCCACGAGCGCTTCTTGTTTATTTTTCTTATACTCTGGCAGGGGTTTCTTCCTAGGGAACAGTTCTTCGACTATCTTTCCTTTCCCCAACCATACCTCTCTTTTTGACCTAGGGGTCACCATGACGATCCCCCTAACAGCCCTCCCTTGGAACTTCTTGTTTCTCACTTTGTACTTTAATCCAACTCTTGAATGTAATGTCTTCCACTTCTCTATCTTTCCTACGACCTCATGAACAAAGTCGTAATCAGGAGGTTTTACGAAGTAGTTACATTCTGTCCCTTTAACGACTTCTGTCCACTTTTTCTCGAACCCTGTTTTTGTATAGTCTTGTCCCAGGACTCGAACGACTTGTCTGCCCATAATACGTAATTGATTAGTTTTGTAGAATAGCTCTTAATATCCTCAATGTTTTTAAGGTGCGGATTTTTCCTTAGTAGGGTAGAGACTGACCTCTTCTTAACTAAGTAATCAATCAGAAACGTCTCGTCCTGAGACTCAAGATCCGTTATCCTAAATAACAGCTCGTTGTGATTTGTTAGTAGGTCTCCGAAGTTTGTTTCTGTGTTCTCTGACGACTCTATTATACAGTTTTGCTCTGTGACTGGATTGAAACTCATGGTAAATGCTGTGCGCACGGTATCGACTTTCTTCACGGGGATCTTTAAATCGTCTGCTATCTCTTGGTTTGTGATATTTGGATTTTTAATTAGATACTTTCTGATCTTCAAGTAGAGGTCTGAATAGGACCTTGGCATTTTCACCAGCCTAGAGCTGTCCCTGAGATAATTTAACATATGGAATTGTAAGCATCTGTTTACCCATGTAGAAAAGTTGGCTCCTTTACTCTGATCCCAGGTATCATAGATACGTACGATATACTCTAACGCAGCATCTCTGAGTTCTTCAAATGGTAGCCCTGTGAAGTTAGAAATCTTTCTTGCAACTTGATCAGCCTTCCACATCTGAGAAATGATATGCTCATCCCGTTTATCTCTGGCTCTTTTAGACCGGATCCTCTGTCTTTTTACATCTGTCATTTCTCGATGCATCCCACAATAAAGTCTTTTAGCTGGCCTATCGCGAGCATTCCTTCGGTGTTCATGCCAAGAAGAGCGCCTTCTTCGTTGAATACTGCGAAATTCGGGGTGCCGTCACATTCGACTTTATCACAAAACTCCCAATCGTCTTCTGTTACATCCCATTCGCCAAAACCGATGGCGTAATGCGGGTATTCTTCCGCTAATTCGTTAGCAGATTTTGTCCAAATAGGCTTCATTGCTTCGCAAGCTGCACAGCTAGGTTGCTTAAAAAAGACTACCCTATACTTAAATTTTTGTTTTTCTGTCATGGATATTTATAAGTAAGAATAAAACGCGTGCGCTCGTAGTTTTATCCTACAAAACTAAGAACTACGTAAATTATACCACGTACTAAAGATAACGCACACCACCGGCGTTACGTACGTTTCTTCTATCACCTAGTAAGTTACCAAGCGAAGATGATTTTCTAAAAGCTGGATCATAACTCAACTTCGGCAGAGAAGATCTCACACCTCCAGATGCCATTGTTCCCCCCATAAGCTCGTCTCTGTACACGGTGATACCATATACAAAAGCATCCACAAAATCGTCGTTCTTGATAAATGGGAAAGAAGTTAATTCATTCAATCTCTCTTGAAGGTTCGGTATATTCTCGTATATACTAACGCATCCTTCTTCCACCAGAGGAGCCACTGAGTTAGCTCTTAGTACTTTATCTTTAGACGGTACGAGTTCCTTTATTTGTATATCTATTGTAGACCGCAGGGTTTGAATAAGAGGGACTCCACTTGCTCTTCCTTCTATATATACGCATCTTATCTTCCATTGCTTCACAACTTTAGGGATGAGTTTTTGTAGATCGGGAAATTCCATCCTCTCCATGACTACGTGTAAGAGTCTTAATTGCTTATGTTTATCTAGACCCCAGACACAGATAGCAGTGAAATCATTCATGCTATCGGCCTTATAGGCCGTGTCGATTGTGGCGTAGATATATGAATACTTTACTTGTTTCTCATAAGTCTCCAACCAATGCTCTTTGAATATAGCGCCAGCATCGCCAGCAGGCTGCCCCTGATACAACGAGTTAAAATCCCTCTCTCCAATAGACTTTTTAATTGCCTCAAGGTTTCCGATAGGGAAGAACTCTGGCCAATGTGACTCGCCCAAGTTCCTACCCAACGCATCGTTCTCCTCATCTACACATATTGCAGGCACATTAAGCTCTTTCCAGTTATCTCTGTCAGCGGCTAACAATCTTCCGATTACATCATCACAGTGAAACCTAGTTCCCATAGAAATAATGGCGTGATTAGGTAGACCACGAGTTAAGAACTGAGCCTGGACCCAGCTAAACGTGCTTTCCATCACAGTGAGGGAGTTACCATCTGCTAGAAGGTCATCTAGGATGCCTATACCAGGCAAGTCTTGATCGTCAATAACCCCATAGCCAAATCCAGTAACACTAGATCCAGCAGATGCGATCTTGATCAACCCGCCGTTCTCCGTCCTGAGAGCGGTGAGGTTGCATTTCTCTTTGTTAACTTCGCATTCTGGAAATATCCAAGAGAACTTTTCAGAGGTAATGTAATCCATCACCGCCCTAGAGTTTTCCGTAGATAGACCAAGAGCATATGAGCTCATGATAAATTGAGCAGTAGGGCTTCGGCCCATCTGCCATGCCGGGAAGATCCG